CCGGCTCTTGAACTACTTCTGCGCTCATTGTTTTCTCCTGAATTGCAGAATTGTCATTACCGGAAATTTCCGGCTTGGATCTGCCTACCCCCACAGAGGAGTCAGCAGGAATGGAAACCATGCTCACTTCGAGCGGTTTAAACATATTGACTCTGTAGAGAGGCTTGTCTTTATAGCCGTTCTCGTCTTTCGTCATGCCTTGAATCTGGTAGCCAATCGAAACATTGCCTCTGATTCCGTCAACTACGTCTCTGTAAACTTCTTCGGCAAGTGCGCTCTTTGAGAACCGGACTTGCGCTCTGAGTTTGTCCTTGTCCATGTATGCCCGTTCTACAACTCCAATTTGTTGCCTTGCGTCATGGTCTAAAAGCAATGGTGCTTTGCCTGAAGACATGAATTCCATGTCTACACTTCCGGCATTGTGTTCAAGCACCTCGTAACCAAATTCTCTTTCAACCGGATTCGTTGAACTAATCGACATCATCACTCTTCTGTCAGACTCGTCATCCATCATCCGAACGCTTCCGGTTCGGTACTGGGTCTGAACTGGTAAGTCTCTTGTTTCGACTTGTTCAACTTCTCTTTCTTCCGGCTCTTCTGCGACTTCTTGAGCTTTGGCAAAAGCCACAATGAACTCGTCTTGCGTTTCTTCGACGTCAATGACGTGCCTTTCGGTCATGCTAGTTAAATCCATGTTTCTCTCGCTTTGATTCACGATTTTTTCACTCCAACTTTTGCCAGCATCTCCACCCCACATAGCCCAAGCGATTCTGCCATTACTTGGATAACCTTTCTCTCCTGGTCGAAATCCTTCAGCTTTTTTGTCAACCTCATGCCTCGCAAAAAAGGACTTCATTCTCTTGACGGTTGCCAGTGGCAGGCTCTTGCCGTTGCTGATGTCTCTGGCGCGAGCGATACCTACAGACGTTCCGCCTCTGCCAAATTCTCGTCTCCACTCTAGGCCACGATTGGCCTCGGCAATCATGCCCTCGGTTGGTTTGTGGTTTTCCGCCACTATTCAACCTCTGGCTCAACTGGTCCGTGTGGACTGCCTAAAGGCTCAAAGGCTAGGCTGATTCCGTAGCGTTCCGCCATCAACTTGTCGTTTTGCATTTGCTGGAACACCTCTTCAACGTCACGCCCGTATTGCCGCGCTACGTCATTCAATGACTTGAAGCCATTTCTAACTGCTTCGACTTCGGCTCTGATTTCTTTGGCTGGGTCCACCCAACTGAAACCTCTGCCTCGAAACTCAAGAGTGTTTGAAAATTTGTCGAAGCGAGTAATCGGAATGGGGATTGAGCCAGAAGTCATTGCCATCTTCAGCCACTCTTGAGCAACAGGCTCGCAAAGGTGCTGAATCAAGAAACTTTGCAGTTGTCTGTAGAGGTCGCGTTCTTCTAGTGCGCCTTGCCGAATGGATGAATAGCTGACGCCTTCAAGGTTGTTTGAAAGGCTTGTGTACGAAATGCCAAGTCCACTGGCAATGCCTCGCAAAATGCCTTTGTGAAATTCAGCGTAAGCACTGGTTGGATGGCTAGGATTCCACTCTTGAAAGCTCATTCCAGCCGGAAGCTGTTGAATACTTCCAGGTTCGCCTGACATGATCTGGTTGCCGTCTGCGCTTTCGTCTCCAATGAAGCCTTCACCGTCTGGCGAAACCAAAAACCCCATCTTTGCGGCTGCGGTTCTTGCTGCAATCAGTTCGGCTTCTTCATAACCTGAGAGGATTCTCATTCTCGTCATTGCTGAAGCAAACCAAGAAACGCCTCTCGTCTGTTGCGCTCTGTCCGGTAAGTAAATGTGCAGAATGTCGTTAGCGTCAACTCTGGTGCGTTTGTCTGAACGCCTTTGTCCAAACGTATCGAATGGATGGCCTTGGCCTAATTTCAAGTAGTAAGCAACTGGAGCGTCAAACTCGTCCAACTCAACGCCCATGACCACTCTGCGGCCTTTTGGCTCAGTGGTGAAATATTCTTCATCCAAATAATCCGGCTCAAGAATCTGCAACGCTAGCCCATCCGTCCATTTCTGGCCTCGGACGAAGCGAATCAGAATTTCGCCATCTCTAGCAAGTCCTTGAACCACTAGCCTCTGAATGTCTAGCCAGCTATGCTTGCGGCTCGCACTGCATCGCTTGCCCCATCTTTTGAAGGCTCGTTCAATGATGGCATTGCCAGCACTGTCCAACTCTCCAACATTCGGCTCGTTTAGATTTCTGGCTCGGCTTTGAAGCTGAAAACCATGCTCACCAATGACGTTAGAACTCATCAGTTGCAGGTACCGTCTGGCGTAATCGTCATTGCGGCAAAGTTCTCTGGCTCTGTCTCTGATTCTGCGAAGGCTATATTGCAGCTCGGCATCGGCTGAAGTAGTGGAGCCAATGAAATCAGCTAAGAATCTTGAACCAGCCGCGCCATCATAGCGACGCTTCTTCTGCTTTGGACTTGGATTCTCTGGTGCTTGTCTATGCACTCTATCGGTGAGCCACCACATTGCTTCAGCGATCATCCTGCTCTCCTAAACTCAACCTTCACCATGTTGGCTGGTCGCTTCCCACTTCTGACGCGAGCTTGCTGGCGTTCCTTGATGACTTCGCTCTTATAGTAGTCGCGCCACTTCATCAAATCGGTAATGGAAAGCTTGGTCAGTGAGCGGTTGCCAATGCTGTATTCTTCGACGTCATTGTCTGCGCGGCCTTCGAGAAGAGATTGAATCTTCTGCAACATGATTTCCGCATGAGTTCTTGGGTCATGCGCTACGTCCGTGTCCTGGTCAATGAACCATTGGCCTTCGCTAACCTTGATTTTCTGATCGTCGCTAGTCCGAACAATCCAGGCTTGCCAAGTGACTTGTCCGGTTGGGTAGGATTGCGTGTCTGCGGATGAGACTTCGATATAGTAGGTTGAATCTGCTTCAACAGCCGTGATCGCAATCTCGGTACTCGAAGCTTCTTGGCTTCTGCCGAAATACTTGAGCTGATAAGAATCGGGAGGATAATCAGATGCTAAATCGTCCTTGCGCCAAAGCCAGCGTTCGCCAGCTACAAGACGATCTGGTTCAGTAGTGGGGTAGTTTGCTCGGTCGAATAGATTGGTTGCCATGCGCTATTGTTAGCGCACTTTGTCAAGTCTGTGGTCTGAACTGTCTGAAATGTCTGATTTGTCCGAATGGCTACTGAAGCCTTGCGAACTGGTCGAGGTAGGAAGTGTTTGATTCAATCCGCCAGCGTCCGCCAACCTTAAAGGCTGGAACTAATCCGCTATTGCAGAATCGGACTGCGGTGCGCTCGGTAACGTCAAGTTCATCCGCCAATTGTTTTGGTGTCAAATATCGGTTTCTTCGGTGTCGCATACTAAAACCTTTGAATCCAAGATTGTGGTCTTCGCGCAGGTTTCAAAGTTCTTCGTCTTGGTGCTTCCGGTGATTCTGGAATCGCTGATTCCACTTTTTCGGCTATTTTAGCAGTTCTCTGTAGTCTTTTCCAATCCCGAATGTTTAGCGAACTAAGTGCTGCTAAACTATAAACTAAACAATCTAAAGCCTCATTGCGTGGTCTGATTTTTATCCATTCGCGCCTTGGAAAGCCTTTGTGATACTTGGTGACGATTTTCTCAGCCGTGAGTTGTGCGAAATATTCTTCATCCAAGTGTTTCGGAAATCTTAGCGCTTCGGGTCCGCTGGCAATGCGAAGCCTGCCAAAAATCGCTTGTTTGATCGTATCCACACCAACCGGAAAGAGTTTGATTCTGCCGGAATTGTTTCTTGACGGTCTGCCGATTGGTGGCTTTCCTTCACCTCCCACGCCTTTGATTGCATAGATTCTCGCAGTTGTTCGGCTTCTGACGAATTCATAAACTGCTTGGGTGTAGTGTCCACCGGAGTCAATACAAGCCGCTTGCACTGGCAACTCATGCCCATCCGCACAACGCCACCTTTCTCTCAGAAGTCTGTCGAGCTGCAACCAAGTCTGCGGTGCCGCTGGATCTGAATGTAGAATCTGGTGGTCTAAGACAAAGCCTTCGTTGTCCTTGCCTGTTCCCAGAAACGTCACTTCTAATCGGTCATCCTGAACGTCCACTCCTGCGGTAATTACAAGCACTTCTGAAGGCGCTGGTGCTTTGTAGACCTCTCGACGGTTGTATAGACCATGCTCGTCTATCGTTTCGCCTTGGTCTTCCCAAGTTTCAGCTAAATAAACATTCGTCCAAACCTTCAACCGCTCTGGGTCGCTCTTGACTTCCAGAAATCGCGTCACGGCATCAACCAAGCTTACCCAAGGCGAGTATAAACCGGATAAGTGATAGCCTTTGGTCTTGCGGTGTGGGTACTGTTCAACCCACTTGCCAGACTGCAAACTGGCTAATCGCTCGCCTTCTGTCCAACTCGTTTCGCATTCCTGGCAAACGTAATGAGCGGTTTCCGGTTCGTTGTGCTGCCACCGGACGTTTGACCAAACCAACCGCTGAAATTCTTGGCAATGTGGACACGGCACAAAAAAGAAAGATTGGCGCGAATCGTCAAAAGCCTTTTCAATGCGGCTTACGCCTTTCAAGGTTGGGGTGCTGGTCAGAAGAATTCTTCGAGAGTGGGCAAAGGTGACGGTTCTTTGAATCGCTAGGTCTACTGGGTCGCCTTCGATTCCTGCCGAATGTTCAAATCGGTCAATCTCATCAGCGACTAAAAGACGAATGGCTTTTGAAGCCAAAGCAGTTGCAGTGGTGGCTGGTGCGAGCGTGAGTCGTCCGCCTACAAAGCTGCGGTGTAGCAAGGTGTTCTGCTTGTCACCTCGCTTTGGGTCTTCAATGATTCCGTTGAAGCAATCGGCATTGGCAAACAATGGTTGCAATCGGTCTTTTGCAAACTGCTTGGCAAATTCGATATTTGGTAAGAGTAGCAGGATTGGGCAAGGATCAGATGCAACGTGATAGCCCAGCAAAGACAAGCAAGCTTCTGTCTTTCCGGTCTGCGAGGCAAACATCAAAACAACGGTGTTGGTTCCGTCATCAAAGGCTCTGAGCGGTTCGCGCAGGTAAGGCGTTCGGGCTAGTGAGTAATAACCAGCTTCAGCCGCTGATTCGTGCGTCAGCTTCCGGTTCGTTTCCGCCCAGTTCGGAATGTCCT